AACCAATGGGGTTAGAATGACAAGCATTACAGGGGCAAACTGCGGCGATCCACAATTCTTACTTCCATTCCAGACAAATCCTTTACAAGTTGTGAAAGCATAGCGAGCCCATCCGGACCATCATCATGTTTTACTTTGCCAGTAATAGTAAATCCGAGAACATTTTGCATAAATCGTTTGTATTCGTGACCTGCTTCATCTGGTGGGTACTTGCTTTCATCAAGAAATACAAAATGCTTTTTCACAAAGTCACTTTCAGTGATGATTTTTGTTATTTTGTTTGTTGAAGTAAAGAATGTACGAACAGAGGAAAACCCACCTAGCTTATGAATTTGCTCATCTACACTTTGGGCGTAATATTCGCCGCCGTTGTTGCTTTCAATATCAATTCTGCTCACTTTGTTGTCTACGCACATCTGAGCGACGAGTGGCTTTGTGACTTCCGGCAATCCATTATTGAAAACAAGTGAAGGAATGTACACGGAATCACCATAAACATAGCCACATAGAGCGCAAACATAGTCCTTTCCTTGATTCTTACTATCACAAATGGCTACAATAGCATCCGGAGCCGCTTCTGGGAGTTCAAAGAAGTGTTGAAGCTGATCTTTTTGATACAAAAGTCCTTCTCTTTCAATCGGCTCTTGCTGATAAATAGCTCTCCATGATACATCGTCCATGTTTTCACGCATGTTTTCAAAATAGGCGCGTGAGAATCCGACTCCATGCTTATAATCAAAGTTTGAATTTCCGTCTTCGTCGAGTGCAGAAATCCTAATAAATTTAGATTTCCGATCTTCGGAATATCTTTCTTCCATTCGTCCTAAAACGTCATGGCAACTCCATCTGGTCCCTACCAAAAGAATTCGACAACTCTCTTTTGCGCGGCTGAAAAGATCATTTGTGACTTTCATCCAAAGAGAATCCAAACGTTCAAGATTCATTGCTTCCTCAATGCCGGAAACAGCATCATCGAGTACAAGAATGTTTTCACAGCGGGTGGCTCCGGTTAATCCGGAATCCAAAGAACGTGCAGTAAACGTCTTAAATCGTTGTTGCTTTACAAGGTCAATACTTTCATCTTTGGCGTTTGTAGTTGCAATAGGAGAATCAGGAAAAATTTCTTTATAACAATACTCTGGGTCTTTCATAATGCTTAGAATTCCATCAAAGGTTCCTCGGCAAAGCTTATCTGCGTAGCCAGAGTACAGGTTTGGCATCAATGGGTCTTTTCCCATAACCCATGTTAAAAAGAAAATAATCAAGGTGGTTTTCCCAACACCAGGTGGGAGGGAAATTCCAAGTCTTTGAAGCTTTCCGTCATATAGGTCTTGTAGATCCTGTACGATTGGTTTTAACTGTGTGAGCCGGTTTTCGTAAAACTTCTTGTCTGGGTCGCGCCGGTGTTCTAGATATAACATATAATCATGAAAAGAATATCTAGCACCTAGGAGAAATGTTTCCCAGTACTCTTTTTGCAATTTCTTCGATTCTGATGGGGTACATTTATTACGCAACTTTTCTCGAAGCATTTTGCGAAGCTCATAATTGGCCCAAAGTTCGTGATTAATATCTTCGTCTTTTTTATAAATTCCACGAAGATTATTCCAACACAAAATTTTTTCATCGACTGACATGTGAGGATTAACTTTTAAATGTAGAATAAATTTGTCTCGTGCTTGAATTAATTCTTCCGAAAGCATAGAAAAAGTGCCATCCCCTTTCTAAAGAAATGGCACTCTTCGGCGCTCTATATCTTATTTATTTGTACTGCCAGATAAACCCGTATGCAGTTTTTCTTGTACCATTGCAACAAGCACATATATTCCCTTGCTTGCTGATATTTCCTAATTGCCTTGCAGCTTCATCGACCGAAGGAAACTCTGCTAATGGAATTCCATTAGAATTAAATTGAAGAATAGGCTTACTCTTTTTGCCATTTATGCGCTTTTGAATTCCGCGCAACCGGCCGGTGCCATAACTGGCATTATAGTCATTTGTACACCATTCGAGGTTTTCTACCGCATTATTAGATTTGTTCTCATCTTTATGGTTTACTTGCGGTAAGTTCATTGGATTTGGCGTAAAGGCCTCGGACACCAAACGATGAACTTGGCAAGTGTGTTCTTCTCCAATTTTGCAAAGCTTAACGGTTTTATATCCCTTGCGGCTTGTTGCCTGCTTTAAAATTCTTTTTGGCTTTGTCTGCGGTCTGCCATCATGTAAAGTGAACGTGCGTTGGAGTGATTTTACCCGACCAATGTTACTTACTTGATAAATTCCCTCATATCCAGAAACATCCTTCCAAATTTCTTCTGTCATTCTTATCACCATCATTATTTTAGCACATTTTGCTCGAAATGTCAATAGTCATGTTTGCGTGTAAATGCATATATATTCTTAAAATTCATTCTTTATTCATTTTCGCCGTTTGTATTTCCCGGCAATAAAAGCGGGTTACAATGCCCGGCGCACCCTCAAAAATAGGGGTACACCCCGCACTATCATGGTATATGTTAGATATTGCGTGAAAAAATAATTGTATAAAAATGCGAAAAATCTATTGACAATCAGAAAGAGCAAGTGTAAGATATGAAATATCGAAAGCAAACAAACAGTTATT